CCTATCCCCTGTGTGCCTTGGCAGTCTCAGCCTCTCTATGGGCAGTCGGTGATGCTTCATCCATGTGGACAAGCTCGAGGAATTCGTGAAGCAGGACCTTGTGGTGCTTTGCTGAATCAAGATGCTTTGATTCCCAAGGTATCGAGAATTTATCTTTTTTCCTGCCGAAATGCGACACCCTTTTTTCGGCCAATTTACGCAATCACCGTCACTCTGACAGCAAGCGTCTGAACCCACTGGAAATATTGCCCAAAATTGCCAATCACGGCTTTGAGCAATATCCCAGCCCCTTTTCCCTCACGAGGTGATCAGATGGATCACCTGAAGCATGGCGTACTGCCAGTGGCGCTGCGCGGTGCGTGAGCAGCAGCCAAAGCGCTGTCCAATGTCCCTCCAGCCGTAGCGCCGGGCGCGCATCCACACCAGTTTTCGCTGCTCCACCTCCAGGCACTGGATCCAGCGCATGACCTCCAGCATCTCGTCGACCTCCTGGGGGGTTGGCGGGAACTTGATGTAGCGGCGCTCTTCGAGCGCGCTGCGCTCGGTGCCTGTGGCCTTGATCTCGGGCCAGTAGCTGACGTAGCCCTGCACCCGGACGGCGGGCAGACGGTAGGCCGTGCGGGCGGCCTGCCGAAAGCGCTCGCCGATGCTCTCGATGGTGTGTTCATCCAATTTTTCCCCCTTTGCTTTTTGACCCATAGAGCCGGTTGCCGATACGCTCGATGAGTTGTTGTTCCAGAAAATCGAGCCGCGCATCACTCGAAGAGATGACGAGCAGGTGGTTGTTTTGCCAGCCGTCGCGCTTGGTGCGCTCGATGTCCATCGGGATAGGCTGGGCGCGGCCCAGCGGAGACGGGTAGCGAGGAGCCGGGATCTTCATCTCACACCTCCTCGTGGTTTTGCATGGCCAGGTGCAGCAAGGCGATGGCATCGGCCTCGTTGTCATCGCTCACATGAAACCCGAGCTCTCCGACAGCCCGGATTACCTCGTCCTTGGAAGCGTTGCCCTTGCCGCTGATGTGGCGCTTGATGGTGCCCACGGGCACGCCCTCATAGGGGATCTGGTGGTGCTCGCACCAGGCCGTGAGCGTGGCCATGAGGCCGCCGTAGACGTGCGCGGCGTCCACACCCAGGTGCCTGCGCACCTCCTCGAAGTACACAGCGTCGATGCCGTTGTCGGTGGTGGCCTTGATTTCCGTGAGCCAGCGCTTGAAGCGCAAAAAGCGCATGCCGCCGCCCTCAAAGCGCTGGGACTTGAAGCTGGCAAAGCCGTGTGTGATGGCTGCTGCCTGATCGCGAAGCGCCCATCCCGTGGTCGTGCCCAGATCGAGGGCCAAAATCGTCTTGAGTGTCATGGTGGTCCTTGCTCTGACGCACCGACGCATATCGACGTTGTTTTCTATATTCCCTCTATTACGCGTACGCGTGAGACGTCGATAATAGGAAAACAGCGTCGAGCTGTGTCATGCGTCAGTCGTGTGTCTGAAAGTGAATTCTTTTGAGTTTGTTTTCGGTTTGTGTTTGGTCTCAGTCGACCTCGTGGGGCGTGAAGCGAACGGGTGCGCCCTGCTTCAAACCGATGCCTTGGAAGCCGCGCACACCACTTGAGTTGCGCCATCGCTCCACCCCTTTGGAGATCAGCAGGTCAGAAAACCGGCGCTGCGAGCCCTGGTATTCCCCGTTGGTTTCGGCCCATTGCTTCCAGTCGTTGTAGAGCTCGAAGGTCAGGGACTTGGCGTTGCTCACCAGCACACAGCGCTCCACGATCCAGCGACCCATGACGTCCTCGGACTCGAAGTACTCGTTGGTTGCCGAAGCGACGGATGTGGGCTGCTTGAGGCCCTCTCGCTGCCACATGAGGCAGCCCTGCACGGCCCAGGCCAGGATGCCGTTGCGCTCCTTCAGGAGCTTGGACTGCAGCTGGGGATCGCGTTTTTCCGGCGGGATGGACAGCGTGAAGGGGATCAGGTGCATGCGCCGCTTGATCGCTTCATCAATGTTGCGAATGGCGGGCTTGTGGTTGCCCGAAATCACGATCTTGTAGGCGGGCACGTAGGTGAAAAAGTCCTGGCGCATGAAGCGTGCAGAGACGCGGTCACCGCCGGTGATCTCCTTGATCTTGGACTCATTCCAGCGTCGGCCTTGTTCGGTCTCTGTGGCGGTCACAAGGCGTGAACCCATCAAGCCAGCCAAGTCCGTAGGGTGGCGGTCGTTGCGCGACTCCATGAATGTTTCCATGGGCGCATTGGCGGCGTAGTCCCCCATGATGGTGAACAGGGTGTTGACGAACACCGACTTGCCGTTGCCGCCCGTGCCGTAGAGGAACAGCAGTGCGTGCTCTATAGTGAGGCCCGTGAGGCAATAGCCCGCCATGCGTTGCAGATAGGCCAGCAACTCGGCATCACCTCCCGTGACTTGAGCCAGAAACGCCTGCCACTGCGGACACTCGCCACGGGGACTGGCGGTCGTGATCTTGGTCATCCGGTCGATGCGCTGGTGCGGACGAAGCAAGCCGGTCTTGAGCTCAATGACGCCCTCGGGCGTGTTCAGAAGCCAGGGATCGGGATCCCACTCTTCGATGTTGGCGGCGTGCTTGGGGTCGGAGCGGATGATCCGCTCTACCGACCCGATGGAGGAGGCGCTGGCCAGCTTGGATTTGAGCTTGGGCGTGTCGGCCTTGCGCGAGGCTGCGCGGCAGATGCCCCGCGAGAGGTGCTGCACGTAGAGCATCTTGTCCTCGATCCAGCGCTTGCCGTTCCACCAGAACCACTTGCCCAGCTGGGCGCAGTAGCGCAGGTCGATGCCGTAGCGGTTGGTGAACGCAATCGCCAGCCCGTCCTCGGTGCTCCAGTTCACCCCATCGACCAGGTCGACCGACGAGGTGTCCATCTCCGACGGATCCGGGTCATTGGCAATCGGCAGCCTGTGCCCCGTGAGGATGAAGCCGTCCACATCAAAAGCGGCCCCATCGCTATGTGCCTCGCCCTGCCCTGTCCCCTCGGCCAGCGCGTCGGCAGCGTCCCAGCCCGTGGGTTTGAAATCGGGAGGGATCAGAATGTCGCACGATCGCGCACCTGCTTCCAGGGCGGCCTTGGCGGCCGACTCGGCGTAGCTCCATCCTGGTGCGTCCTTGTCCGGCCAGATCAGCACCGCCTTACCCTCAAGGGGGCGCCAGTCGGTTTTATCCACTGGCGCGTTCGCCCCTTGCATGGCGGTGGTTGCGCAATACCCGGCATTGATCAGCGCCTGGGCGCATTTTTCGCCCTCAACCAGGATGACCGTCTCTGCAGCAAGCATGCCCGGCTGGTTGTACAGCGGCCTGGGTGTGGGAGGCGCCATGCGGCGCTTTTTGACATCCCAGGGCCGAAACTCCTTCTTGCCGGGCTCCGGTTCGTAGCGGGAGACCACGGCGATCAGCTTGCCGCTGGCGTCCTGGTACTCCCACTTGGCTGTGGGCACCCCCAGCTCGTCGACTGCGGGGCCTGCTTTCTTGGCCCTTGCCTTGGGGATGTCCTGCCTAGTCATCCCCAAAATCTCCTGGGCGACTTCGATCACCCGAGAAAACTCGGTCTTGATGTCCAGATGGCGGTTACCGGCAATCAGGTGGAACAGATCGCCACCGGTGCCCTCCGCCCTGTCGGTCCACAGTCCGGCCTTGGGACCCGTGAGGACCACCTCCAGACTGTCGCCTGCTGCGCCATACACGTTGCCCACATAAAAGCAGTTGCGCCGGATCACGCCTGCGGGCAGCAGGTGTGTGAGCACACACTCGGCGTTGTCGATCAGAGCAGCTCTCACCCGCTCGCGCATCTGCCCCGCATCGCCTGCCCACTTGCGCTCTGGCGTATCTCCCTGTTCATTGAAATCAAGCACTCTTTTCCCCCTTCTTGTTTTTCTTGATGGCGTGCGTTGGCGCCTGCGGGCTCATGAACCCGGTCTTGAGCGCCACCTCACGAATGAAATTGGCATCCAGGCTGACGGTGCCCGCCCAGATATCCAGACGCTCGTCATGCATGAAATTCCAGGCACGGCTTTGCTCCACAGGCGTGGCGTACAGGCAGTCGTGAATGGCCTGGCAAATCATTCCGACCACCAGGTTGGCCTCGGGGCACTGGGGTTGTGCCTGACGCGAGAGCATCTGAAAGATGGCGGAAATCCTGACCAGCGGCTGGGCTGGCTTGTGCAGCTTCCTGGGATCGATCACCATCACGCACCTCCCCAGCATCGGTCCGCCCAGGAGCAGAAGCGGCACTCGAAGTGCGTCTGGTCCATGAAGGCGCGCGGCAGCAACTCGCCCACCTCGGTGGCCTTGAGGATGCGTGCGGCGCGGTCCGACATGCGCTGCGCCAAGGCCGCATCAAAGGGCACCAGCTCGGCATAGATCTCCATGGTGTCGGCGTTCACGGCCGTGAAGAGCGCCGGGTTTTCATGAAGGTCCAGATAGCTTTGGTACACCGCGACCTGCGCGGCGTAGACGGGCTTGGAGACAGCCAGCTTGTGCTTGACCAGGTCCTTCCAGGACTTGGCGCTCAGGCACTTGTTCTCCCACAGCGCGGGGTACGCAAAACCCTCGGGGCCGCCGAGCAGGATGCCGTCGATGTGCCCCCGAAGGCGCCCTTGCGCCAGCGAGAAACCGAACTGGTGGCCATCGCTTTTGTGGGTCTTGAGATCAAAGCCTGCCATGCGCAGCCAGCCAATGACCATGTCCTCGGTCTGGTGCCCGCGCTCAAAGACGCGCAGGATGCGGCCCGAGAAGCCCTTGCCCTGGTCCACCGGGGCCTTGACGTACTCGTACTGGAGCTGACGCTCACAGGCCGCGCCCAGTCGCGAGCCACCCAGGTAGGTGCGGGGGGTGGTCGCTTCGTTTTTCTTTTGCATGGCGTGATCGATCAACCATTCGATCTGTCCGCTCACGCTTGCATTCGAGTTGAAGTCCATCATGCTTCACCTCCCAAGGTAAGTCATCCTCCATGTCCGCAAACGGGTTGGTTGAGATCGCCTGCGCCGCCGCATCCTTGATGGGTTCATGCACAGGCTTGGATCACCGACTGCCCATAGAGAGGCTGAGACTGCCAAGGCACACAGGGGATAGG